CTATTATAACACCTTTTGTATCGCATGTCAAGCATAAAGTTTGGCGCTGTTGTTCTTTCACAACACCGACTTAACTTTAGCAGAATGTTTGCACATTCTACGGAATTGGAAGCCAACGCAATCGCAAGACACCTCACCATTTTCGGAAATGACATTATATGTCTTGCCCGAAGATTTTGATTTGACTGCAAATATACGCGCGATGCTTCTTGTTTCTGTAAAAGTATGCCCAACTATAAACTTCTTATGGATATAGGATATCGGATATTCCGGATTGCCCGTACGAAGAGACAAATAGTCTTTGTCCAACCATTTTGGATTAGGAACGACTTTGCCCTTGAAGGACTTGATGTCAAACTCCTGTCCTAGAATGTTGGACTTCCACTTAGTCGTCAATTCTATATCTGCACCTATTGAAAAATTCATAATCTTTTCCTCATTCGAACCATAATTATAACACCGTTTGGTTTCGGAGTCAAGCATTTTTTAGCCAAAAAAATACCCCAGTCCTTGCTGGGGTAATATTTTATTATTAATCTTTCTTCTTGACTATTTCCAGATCGTCTGTAAGTTCTATAATTCCTTTATCCTCAAAAAATCCTATTGTATCTGATATGCCCTTTTGATATCCCGAAACCTTACAAGCCCAACACGCTGCCAACAATAAACCAATTTGTACTATATCATAAAATGTAAATGTTAAATTTTCCATTTCTTCTCCTTATAATTAAGTTTGAACTACATGATATATCCTATCACTCATCCAAAACATTATCTTCTTCATACACAAACCAATTCTCCTGCTTCTGACGAAGATTCTTGAATTGATTATGCTCAATTAAAAACTTAGCAACTAAACTATTTTCTAAACCATACGCTTCTATTTCCCAAGGTTGATCCCAATAGTTAACATCGTCCTCGTATCTATCTCCCATCCAAACAGTAATGTATCTAGATTTAACATACTTGTCTTTCATTTCACCTTTTGCTATTTGTTTAAGATGAACCATTTCATGTGCAAGTACTGAGAACATATGTATCTTCTTTTTTGTTCTGCAAATATCTATTTTAAAACTTCTAGGATTTGGCAACCCCTCTTCTTCAAAATCGCAGAAACCGCCAGCTTCCAAATGATCATGTATTTTGATCTTTAATTGGATGTTCTTTTCTAGTTGCGGGGAAAGTAATTTATCAGCGAATGATTGTGCTGCTAATTTAAGTAACTTAGTTAATTCTCTATTTCTAGCTCCGTTTACACTTACTATCATAGGATCTCCCTTGTTTCTATAAATTATTTATATGTTTAATATAAGTTAAATCTACACCTTCAATGATTTGATGGGATTCAAGTTTACTTATGTCCTTCAATTCTTTAATGTTCATTGGAATAGGGCTATCTATTTCTTTCAAAACGACATTCGCTTTTAGTCTTAAATTTGTTTCGGACAATTTGGTATTCTTTAGTGATTGCATACTACACCCTTATTTTTGAGAAGTCTCGTTTGTTATCTCCGAAGATGCCTTTTTGTCTATCAGTTTCTTTTGGTGGATCATATTTTATGTTGGAATCACTCAATCCCTTTTGTGCAGATTGTTCGAGATCATATAATTTCATCTTCGCTCTATCTACACCTATCACGAATCTCTTATTCGTTGTAGGATCGTTATATCTATTCTTCAACTGTTTAACCATTAGTTGATTCATCTTTTCCATATCCTCTGTGGATATCAAGGCAAACATAAAGTCTACTGTCGCGGGCAAACCAAACGATTCAGAAGTATCTGTTAGTTCCACGTCTGTGTTACCATACCCTCCTCTAGTAGTCTGAGTAGCAGAAAGAATAGGAACATTCTCTTCTACCGCCAGGCCCCTAAGTTCCTCAGCAATCGACTTAATTAACGTATAGGAATTAATATTAGAGCCACCCTTGAATCTAGATGATGCGCAAATATTCAAATAATCAATTACAATAAGATCAGGTTTAAACTGTTTCTTTAGTTGCAATTCATTTAGTAATGCTTTAAAGTGCCCCGTATGTGCACCAGTAGTAGGATATTCTTTAATGATTAAGGTTCCCTCTGTCTTTGCTCTAATCTTTTCAATACGATTATCGAAAATAGATTTAGGAAGATCCTTAAGCTGATCCATAGTAATGTTCATTAAATTTGCATCAATACGCTCTGCAATTCTTTCTTCAGCCATCTCTAAAGTAATATACAAAACATTCTTGCCTTGTGCTAGTACCGAGGCTGCAACGTGACACATAAACAAAGATTTACCAACACCCGTTCCTGCCAAACAAACATTCAACGTCTTATTAGGCATTCCGCCATTAGTAATTTTGTTAAAATATTCCAAGTCAAACGGAACTCTCGACTCTACACGGTGATAGAATTCATAACGCTTGTCTGCGCTCTCAATGTAATCATGCCCAACATTATTGTCGAAGCACACTCCTAGAGCATCCTGCAAAAGCTGAGGAATACCATCCTCAGACCTTGCTTTGTCTCTACCATCTATAATTGAAATAGATTGTAGAATAGCATTGTATATTGCTTTGTCCTTACAGAACTTTTCTGTTTCTTTATACAGCCAATCTTTATTATGGTCTGTAGGTTCAAGGTCATGTATAAGTTCTACAATTTCCTTATACTGATCTTCGTTTAAGCTTTTATCATTTTGAGCTGCAATAACCAAGGCATCCTTTGTCGGTATTACATTATACTCATCTATAAAATTCTTAATCTTATCATAAACTATCTTTTCGTTGTTGTCAATAAAGTAATCCCGCTTTAAGAACGGGATTACTTTTCTCATAAAAACATCATCATTCGCCAGGTTCTGTAGGATTACCTTCTCGATTTTCGTATGCATCAATTGCCTTTTGTAAAATGTCTTGAATAATAAAATTTAGTGCTGCGTCAAAATTAGGTCCGCTAGCGTCTTCAACAGATTTATTTTCTGGAGGCTGGACTACATTATAGTCTAATATCAATTCTTTAGAACCTTCTTTTTCATCCAGTTCATTAATAGCAAATGCGCAACCTGCGAACTCACCATCTAAAATTTTCACGCCCCAGACTTCATTGTCCTCTGTTTTTAAAACCCATGGTTCATACTTCACTTGCATGTTCGAACTCCTCGCTTATGTCTATGTTTGTCATTTCTTTCCCAACCATATCAATAGATGCTACTTTATAGCGGCCTTCAATATAATCCCGGAATGCTTTTGATTGAAGAACAGGCATCCAGAATTCTTTTGTATATGTGTCTTTGACACGATACTTTTTATCTTCCACTTCGCCAGTCTTCATATCAACTTTAGAATACCAGCCATTGGATGGCTTGACAATAAATTTGCCTTCAATTGCTACATCTAATAGACCAGACCAAGTACTAATACCGCCTTCGAATGTTACTTCAACTGGGATCTTAGATTTTTCTCTTACGAATCTAGATTTCTCTACATTCACAATAAAGTTATAACCTACAACCTCAGTACCATCTTTTTCCTGTTGGCGACCAATAATAAAGATGTTGTCCGCAGAATAATAAATGCCTGTTCCGCCAGATACAATCTGTTTAGGGAACAAACCAATTTCTGAATAGGTATGATTAACAACAACCATTGGAATATCTTTGATCGTCAAATGCGGTGTTACCATTCTAAATAAAGACTTCATCTGTTTAGCACGGGTCATATCCGCAACAGACTTACCTTCAAGTGCATCATCAACTTCTTTCTTGGATGCAAGGTTACCTACAGAGTCAATACAAATAAGAACATGATCGCCGCGCTCAATATTATTGATCTGACTCATAATATCAAACTTTAATTGTTCGATATCTGTTATAGGGGTATGTAGTACCCTGTTCGTATCAATCCCAAAACTATCGAAATAAGACTGAGGGCTACCAAACTCAGAATCATAAAACAATAAAATAGCATCTTCATATTTTTCCAGATAAGCTTTCGCAAGTAATAATGAAAAGGCGGTCTTAAAATGTTTAGAAGGACCAGCAAAAACTGTTAAGCCTGGGGTCAAGCCACCTTCTAAACTTCCTGACAACGCCACATTAATCATAGGAACAGACGTTTGAATCATATCTTTCTTTTGAAAGAACTTAGATTTATTTAAAACTTCTGTTTCCTTGATCGTCGAATTTTTCTTCAATTTTTCAAGTAATGACATAGTATCTCCTTATGTATATAGCACATTATATTATATAACGCTGTATTTGTCAAGTGAAAAGATCAATTCGCGGATGCTGACCCGCTGCATTTTGCTCTTTTATCTTTGGTTAGTTTACCAAAGTCAACAGGCCACTCTTTGCCTGGTTGTAATTCTTTACCATTAGGTGGTACTCCAAATGCAATCTTTGCTTCCTTGTTTACATCCGAAACACGTACTCTAAACTTTGTTAAATCATTACCTAAATTAGGATAAGGCCCAACATGCGGAAACATCCAAGCAGCATACTCATTTGTTTTACGATTGATAACAATTTTGTAATATGCGTGGGGAACAACAACACCCGAACCAATTTTCTTATTTGTGTCGTTATAGATACCGCCACCGTAAATTGTATAGGGTGCATCTAATTGAACTGTCCATGTTCGCACAGATGTTTCTAATAATTTCCAAATACCTCTATTCAATGAACCTGCTTGGGGAACCATATTAGTCATTAGGAATGATTCATATTCAACTTGCTGATCCCAGCTTAAGTCACCATCCGGCGATACGTGACCTTTATCATATCCTGTTCCTGCATAGTCATCTGGTCTAGGGCCATTCTTAATAGATTGGTCCGCAACAAAAGCATTTGTTCTTGCAATACAACCAAGAGCATTCTTTGGTTCTAGTGTGTATGCCACATATGCTGGAATCTTTGCAGGAGCATCATACGCCACAAAATATGCTTGACGACAAATTGGTGTATATTTCTTTGCGCTATCTGCAAAACCAAATGGGCTATGTACTTTACATTGTTCTGGCGGCAATGGTTGACGTTGATCCCATGCTTGAGATCCTGTAGCAACTAATGCTACAAATAATGTTACTAATAATTTTTTCATCCGAATAATCCTTCTAGGGTTGCTTGAGGTTTAGCCGACCATCCTATTCCGTTTAATATTGTATTCATCGGTTCTAAGAATGACTTCTCGAACATGGTATCATAATCTGCGAATTTTAGCAGATCAAATTCAGGCGGTATAATAGTATTGAAAGCTATACAATTTTCACCGATAGTATTAGGTTC